ATGTTTAAAGTAGTTTTCATTTTTTTATTTTTCATAGGGGCAATTGCACAACTTCATGCAGCAATCGTTGAAACCAATACCAGTCCACAAAGTGTCTTATCTACACCGCAAAATTTATCATTAAATTCCTTTGGGCAATGGGTGATTGGTTGGGGGACGGGTGCTGAAGGTGCAAGACTGACTACTAATATTATAAATATATAAGAGTAACGAGATAATTGTGGGATTTGATGGGATATTGTGGGATTGAGTGGGATGACTTTTGAAAATGTTTTTCATTCTGTGAAATTAGAAAGCGGATTATTAGTCCGCTTTTTTTATTCACTGAATAAGTCAAGATTGGGGTCTTCATGAACATTTAGCTTCTCTTCAGAGTTTACAATACTGCGAATTGTACGCAGTGTCACGCTGAATTTACGAGCGAGCTTTTCTTTTGACATCGTTGGTGCTTGTTCGCGGATCGCTCTGTTTCGCATAGCAACGGTTATAGGCGTTCCCATTGGTACTTCGATGGTTTCATTTCCAAGCTGATCTGCAAGCATTTGGAGTCTATTCAAGCCTATCACTTGAGCAAGCTCAGAATGGACGTTTAATGCTTGACGCTTTGGAATGAAGACTTTAGTACCACCAAAGGCATCAATTAAATTCAGTGCATTTTCGACCTTAATCAAGCGTGCAATGAAGATAAAGTTTTTAGGCATCAAGTTAATGATCTCATCGTCTGTGAAAACTTGCTGTGCATCAGTAATGTGAGGACGATAAGCCATAATATACCTCCTATGCTTCCACAGTAATGCGTTCAATGTTGCAGCGCTTACACCATTGACGTAAATGGTTGATCACCATGTCTGCGCTTTCAGTGCTTAAAAATTGTAAGGCACTTACTTTCACACGATTCTCAATGAATTTAGCCAGCGCTTTTTCACTGCCGTTTTTGACTTGACCAGCTTCGTATAGTTGAAGCCACAAATGACGAATCAATTTACTCTGTACATCGCTTGCTAAGTTTTTAACCTCAGTCTTTTCTTTTGATTCAACTGTAAAGCCAAGCTGCTTGAGTCGATCTAATACAGCTTCAAGTTGCGCTGGTGTTAAAAGTTTAGAGCTATCTTTGCCAGTCGTACTTTTAAGAATGTCACGATAGACTTCATCATCAAGACCAAGTTTTGTTTTAGCTACATGAATAAGTTTGATCAAATTTAGTTTTTTATTAAATTTCGGCATGATCAAAACACTCCCTTAGCAGCATCAAATAGATCAATTAATGCAAGTACTGCCAGTGATATTGATGAGCCTGCTTTTAAAATATATGAACGACGCTCAAACACAGTTAAACCTGTGCTGTTACGTGTGATCCAAGCAAGCTTCGCTTCATTAAAGCAGTGGTACAAGCCTAATAAGAAGACAGCAAAAAAAGCAAAAATGCTCATGTGGTAGTCTCCAATTTTTCAAACTCTTGACCAGCATTCATACCGTGGTTGATTTGGGCTTCCTTTCCAGCCTGACGACCAGACCAGTAATCATTTCTACTGCGACTTGAATCACGAGTTTTTTCGTTGCGGTTTTTGGGTTTAAATGTGGTCAGCTCAGTCGTTTTCTTGATATGAGCTTCAATTTGTTTAAGCTTTTCTGTGTTAGGTTTAATACGTCGAGCTTGCTCAGATGCTTCCAAAACCCAACCTTCGCAAAACATATCAGCTCGTTTTACTTTGTTCGCTCGGATTTGAACTCGCTTTAAAGTCGTATTAATAAATGTGGTACGTGCTTTTTTTAATTGACGATATAAGACATCAAAGGCATAGCTTGCAATTTCAGGTGCTGGATCAAAGCCAGCGAAATGCCATACAGCAATAACTTTAGATGTTGATGATCTTCTATTCATTTGGTAGCTGAGAAATACTTTGCAGTCCATTAGCTTTGCGATTGACTGTGCAAGCATTGATTCAAAAACAGGTGGTTTTTGTGAACCACTACCAAGAATTTCGGCATTTACAATACCGAGTAATTCAGCATCATCTACATCAATATTATATTTTTCCATCAATGCTTGTGCGTGACGCAGTGCAGAAGCAGCTTCATGTTGATTTGCAGATTTGCTCAGTGCCAAACATTTTTTGATTTTTTGAATTGCATCTTCGCGTGACATGCTCATTTATTTTTGCTCCATCACATATACATAGCTTTCAAGATGTTTTGACCAGTAAACGCATTTACCTTTTTTGCTTAACTTGCGTTTTCTGCGTCGGCTGATTGGTCTTTCTTTCATGGAATTTCACCAATGCTGGTCTTAATTTCTTCAGGTAAATTTTCTAAATCTTCAATCTTGATCATTGACTCACTCCATATTTTGTCGCTCCACAAGCACATTTGTAGAGACCTTTCAGGCTAAAAGTTGCTGTATTAATGGTTTGGGTGGTGATCTGCATATTTTTTACAAACTGCCATTTATGGCGATTTCCTAAAGTGCATTTTTTCATGGTCTTTTCTCGCTGCTCGTCAGTACTGGATTACGATATCCAGTAGACACAGACATGAATGCCTGTGTTTCGCTTAGGCTTGGAACGTAAACCTTGCTCGGTTAATTGCATGATGAGGAACGGTATCCTTAGCAATGGTTTGATTAGCTCGGTTTACAACGTGATATTCGAAATATCCGCAAAGGTTGAATTTCCGCACCAATCGAAGCCCATTCACGCCTAGCTCATGCTCTAAATGTTTTGCATTAGTAGCCATTAATTCAAAGCCTCTTTAAATGCTTTGCCAGCTTTGAACGTCGGTACTTTTGATGCTGCAATTTGCAGTTCTTCACCAGTTTTTGGGTTGCGACCTGTCCGAGCTGCACGATCAGTCACTTTGAAAGTGCCGAAGCCAACTAAAGTGACTTCACCACCATTGGCAAGTGTTTCAATCACAGCCGTTTCGACTGCCTTAAGAGCAGCTGTTGCTTGTGCTTGTGTAAGACCAGCTTGAGAAGCAATGTGTTTAATTAGTTCTGACTTATTCATGTTTAAAAATTCCTGTAATTAAATAGATGCAATGTCGAGTGAAAGTGGTAAGTAGCCACCTGTTGAGTCATCGCGAGTGTAAAAACGTAGGTAAGCTTTGCTGCCGATAATGTTGATGCTGTCCGAGATCGCTTGCATGGCTTGCTGCCATTTCGGGTGATTGATGTCGTGTCGTTTTAAACCAAGTACTTTTGCCGTGCTGATTTCTCCTTTTTTGTCCACATTAAATGCGGCATTGATAATGACTTTGATCTCATCACGGCTGCCTTCAGTCCATTCTTCAAGGCATTCATCAATGAGTTGTTTAGCTGCTTGCAGGCGTTCATCAAAATTGATGGTTTCTGCAATATTGCGTTGAATTTTTAAGCGCCCATCAAAGCTCATGAGAGAAACATTGCCTTTTGTGCCACCAACTTTTGCACCATATTGATCGGTTGAAATTTGGATAAAGCTGGCAATATCAGCAAAGCCATCTACTTTGAATTTTTTTAAAAGCTCGTGGATTTCTTTTGCTTTTTCATGAAGCTGACGAACAGTTTGATCACGCAATTTGTCAATCGCTTTGACATTTGCTTCAGGTACTAAAGAGCCTGATGCATTCTCCCAGTAGCCTTCTGGAATAGTATTGATAGTCATTGTGTTGCTCCTTGTTCTTGCTCTAATTCCGCTGTTTTTAAACGGTCAAAGCATTGTTTGTGGGATTCACCATCACGCTTGTTCTTGGCGACGTGTGCGAAAAGTTGTTCTTGTGGAATGCCATTAAGAGAGCTTTGCTCTATAGCTTTTCGCTCTTCATTGGCTTTTTTAAGTAATTCTGAAAATGGGACTGCTGGACGTTCATGCTTTTGGCGCTCATGTTCAGCCTGATCGATTGCACGTTCAGCATCTGTTTTGGCACGAGCAGCTTGAGAAGCTGCATGTGATGGTCGTAGTTTTGCTTCTTGCACTGGCGCATATTCAGGCTTATATGAAGTGATGACCTCATACAGATAGCCATGATTTTTGAATGGCAATTGCAGTTTGCCTTGGTCACGACGCTCAAGAATCGTATTGATCGCCCAAACCCATGCACCCATTGGCGCAGGAAATGAGTAATGACCACGTTTGATTTGTTTAGCTAAAATGTTAGGCGTAATTTCACCAAGCAATTTAGCTGTACGCTCAAAAGTTAAGTCACGGCTTTCTGAGCGGAATAATGCCAAGTACTTCACAAGTGGTTTTGCCAAGTCGCCTGTCAAATTGAGTGAAGCAACAAATGCTTGGCTTGCATCACTATGACCAAGTAATGCATCAAGACTGCATGTTGCACCGCAAGCTGGGCATCTAGTTTTCATATAGATGCCTCTTGTGCAGCTTCAACCATTTTTTTGAAAATCTTGATTGCAAGTAACCCAGCACCAGCTGCCATACCAGCTCGTTCCATTTCATCGGTAGGCTGTTTAGGCACAAGCACATAATCACCACTGATAAGCTTGTCTAAATCCTTGGTGAACTGAGCACGTTTATTGTTTGGTTGCTTGTTATTTTTCATGACATTAGCTCCCGAAAAATTGCAAGAATTGAGGCAATGAAGAGAACAGCCATAATTGCCCAGCCGATATGTTTTTCATCAAATTTGAGGCGCATGGCGTTATCCTCGTATGTGCTTTTGCTTAGCTTCAAAAACTGTTTGGCAACCGATGCATAAAGTCACGCTGCCGAGTCTGCGTCGTTGCTCAGGAATTTCCGCACCGCATTCTTCACACTCGAAATAGCTTGGAAATTCAATGCGTCGAGCATTCTGTAAAGTGTGATCAAGATCGGTTTGAGCAATGTCTGCTGCTACATCTGCAAAATCAGCCATGTTTAGACCTCCATCACTAGGTCGCCAGTCACAACTGGTACACCAAGTTCAGCTGCAACGTTCATTGCACCTGTGATGAGGTTGCCGACTGCAAGCGGATATAAAAGGCTTTCATGTTGGTTCTTGCGTCCAACGTTACGTGTCAATTTTGTAGAGATCGCATCAATCCCAGACTCATCGATAAAGTCACTAAGATTGCGATCTGCTGCTTTACAACGATGCTTTAAATAGTCAACTAATGTGGTTTGAGTGAACGGTTCAAGCGTGACGATTTCACAGCGTTGAACGACCTCACGTACTTCTTGATTGTTTTCTGCAAGTTTGATTTTTAGCTCATCTTGACCAATCAAAATGATGCTGAGCAAAGGTGTAAAACCGTTCTCAAGTTCAATAAAACGCTTAAGATGTTTAAGTGTTGGAATCGGTAAGCTGTGAGCTTCTTCAATGATCAATAAGTGATGATGCCCAGCACGGCTGCTTTCTTTCAGCAAGTTGTGGATTTGGCGAAAACGTGCTTCTGGTGAACGTTTTGCATTGGTGCTCGGTGCAAGTGCTGCCAAGATCGCTTCAGCAATATGTGAGGCTTTGAGGGTTTTACCTTTGATGTCGTTGTCTTCAGTCGCCAAGACATACGGTTCAATTACAACAACTGGTTCGCGCTCGCGTTCAATACGATCAATAAGTTCTCGACGGAGTGTGGTTTTTCCAGCGCCTGATTGACCTACTACAGCAATAAAGGAAGAGTTTCCTTTGGCTGCCTGCCACATGCTTTCTCGCACGTAGTTGATGTCACCATTGTTGAACAATTCACTTGAGCTACGAATATTTTCCGTGAAGATGTTTTTGAACAACTTGAAATTTTTCTTTGCTGCTGGTGTTAGGGTTTGTTTGCGTAGTAGCATAAGCTGCTCGTCCTCTGGTTGAGTAGTTGCTGCCTGCATGTTTGGTTCTTGGTCGTTTCGAACATGCTGGGCAGCGTCTAGTGCTTGTTGAATTTGATCTGCTGCAATTCCTTTTGCTTCTAAAATCTCAGTAAATAGAGACTGGAATTGCTCAGGGTTCTTTTTTGGTCGTTGACCATGATTTACAAAAAGATTGACTGTTGCTGTGCTGACTCCAAGCGGTTTGCAGAGTGAGCTTTGAGCAATGCCGTTTTGTTTAAGTAGTTGTTTTAATGCGCTCATGATTACTCTCCAACCACACGTAATTTAGGTTTTTCGGATTGGGCTTTGATGCCTTCGATAATTGTTGGAATTACTTCCTGTGGAACTTCGCCTGTAGGGAATGACTGCTGAAGTGCTTTGTAATGTTCAGGTGTCCATAGATCACCAACCATGCCTCGAATCTGCTTCGCAGCTTGGATCAAATTAACTGGTGCAACTTGGCGACGTTGTTGTTGGGTCGTCATTTGCTCGCCAGCGCGACTGATATATGTCGGGACATCTGTGGCATCGACATCAGCCATCGCGTTGAGTCCTTTATAAGCAACTTCTTTTTTGGCAATTGCTTTATCAACTTGCTCCAGCGTGTCCGCGTTATATGCATTTTTGAGAATGCTTTTACGTTTTGCATCGATGTTGCTTTGAGGCATTGCAGCTGGTGTTTCACCAATAACCGTTGCATCATTTCTGAAGCCGACCCAATCGGTTTGCATTGGTTCACAGGTGTATGCGATTTCTTCACCATGTTGATTAATTGTGAGTACATCAATGCAAGGTGCACGGTATGGATTGACCACAACTTGAAGCTTGGCTTTTGGATAAACGCCATCAACATGGCGTACATCGTAGTCGTGTGATCCATAGCCTTTGATTGCGTATGGAATAGTCAAGTTACCTGTTACGGTACGTTCAACAGGTGTTGTAGTAAGAAGCTCTTTGCAAAGTTCAAGTGCTGGTGCAATGCGTAATTGTTGGTTAGAAATGGTTTGCCAAACCGAATTACGAGTACGTTTAGTACGGCTATGGGTTTTAGTTTCATTCCACATCATGCGCCACTTCGTAGCAGTCGCATTAAGCTGCTCTAAGCTCTCAATCTTGATAAAACGTAATCGTCCTTCAAATTGAGTCTCAACAATGTTATTGCCGTTTTCGACTTGACCTTTTGCGCGTGAATTTCCTGTCGCATGAGGAATAAAAGTAACGTCTAGGCGCTCAAGTAAATTCTTGAATAGTCCTGATGTATTGGCACAGCCTTTGTCGGTATAGAGGATAAATGGCACACCATGCATCGGCTCTTGTGCTGAACGTTTCTGAATGCAATTTAAGAAAATTTCAGTGAGGTTTTCCGCACTTTCACTACCGTAGACATACTCGACATAAATCGAACCGCTAAAGTGATCTGTGATGACGTATCGAATAACACGGTCATTCTCAATTTTCTTTACGTTTGATGGTTTGTTCTTGTAGAACTTTTTCTCGTCCATAACTTGCATACCACCGCGAGGGAGGTAAAACAAAACACAGACAGAAGCATCAACTTGCCATACATGATTTGGGTGTAAAGACTTTTGTTGTGTGTGAGCAGTTGGTGTTGCCAATTGCTTTGGATGACACATATTTTGCTTCATCACACGTGCAATCGTTGCAGCGCTAACATTTGGCGCTTTACCATCTGCGACTAAAATTTCTAGTGCAGTGGTTACTGGTAAAGTCTTTTTACCATTTGCACGTGTTGCCACATGCACCATGCCGCCAACCATTTCCGCAACTTCAATTGGAACAACCGTTTTGCCTTTATCTGAACGTTGTTTACGTTCTGACTTGAAGCCGACCGTCTCAAGTTCACGATAAAGCTGTGGGCGACTGATATTTAATGTGTCACAAGCAGTTTTGATAATGTCAGCTTTGCCACCAAACTTAGCAGCAGTAAGTTTGGCTGCAATATCACGTAAGTAGTCTTGTTTCGCTAAGTTTGGAGTCGCCATGATTAAGACTCCAACAATGTTTCGGCTTGATGTTGAAGGTGCTGAAGCTCTTCAACATCTAGTTCGTCTTTATTCGAGTCATCAGCCATCCAGCTAGGTGAAACCATTGCTTCAAAATCAATCTGAATTCCAAGTGTTACACTTGTTTGCGCGATTTGCTGAAAGGCTGCAATCACGTTTGCTTCAAGTTGTTCTTGAATTTCATACAAACCGTTTTCTTCGATTGCATCGATAACAGAGTTAATTTCATTGGTGAAACGTACTGTATCGTTATGCATCTTTAAGCATGCAGCACTAATTTCTTCTAAAGCTTTCTTTGCCAGTTGTTGCTGCTCAGTCTCAGCACGTTTTTTAATTTGTACTGGGCTTTTAAGCTTGGTGTTTTCTTCAAGCAATTCGTTTGCTTTTTGATCTTTAGTTTTAATGACCTGTTCTTTAGCTTCAATATCAGACTTTGCATCGCGTAAAGCTTTTTTAAGCTCACGTACAGACATCGTTTCAATGGTATCTAGTGATACATCGCCAATGCTGCCACCTTGTTCAATAAGCTCTATTTCATCATCATCTAGCATGACCAGTTCTAAAAGCTTGGTTTGATTACCAGCTTTCTGCAAAAGCGAATTCGAATTCGTTTTTGAGAATTTAAGAACGGCTGACATAAATTTCTGTGCCATTCTTGGTGTGAAATTTAACATTTCAATACGTTTGTTAAATTCACCATATGGAGTTTGTTCTTTGATGAGAAGTAGTCTCTTACCAATTTCCATGCACGATTCAACAGTGCGTTGTTGATAGAAGCGAACTTCATCTTCTAAAGAACCTAAAGCCAAAGATCCCTCATATCCAAGCTGAGCTGCTAAAGTTCCAAGTTTCTGGGCGTGACCTGAAATGGTAACTTCTGTTGTATGTTCTAAATCCATGCGTTTCACCGTTAATAAGTAGATGTACGTTGTTCAATTTCGGCAATTCGTGCCTTAGCTCTCTCAATTTCGGTGAGATGGTTTTTGGCTATCTTGACCATCGCTGTGCCGAGCGTAAAAAGTCCGTTTTCTTCTTGTTTTGCAAGTCCTGCGGCAATTAAGGTTTGAAGTTGACGATGAATCTGTGCTGGTGATTCTCCTAATTTTTCTGCAAGGTCTTGGTTACTCACACCTTGCAAACTATGTCCGCTTAATGCTTTAAGCACGTTGAGAACTTTTTCGGCTGATTTAACTGTGCTCATCTTTTTAAGACCCCCAGTTTGTTTGTACGCTCATCACGGATTTGTCTTTGATATTCAAAGTTTTCTTTTGCGTTGATGTATTGCGTGTCATTTAGACAATCTAAGTAAGCGAGCGCTTCAGCTTCTGCCTTACTAAACTCTTCAAAATTTGTTGTTAGACGAATGCTTTCGATTCGTTTCACTAGCTTTGTGATTGGTGCTTTGTTGGTACGAGCGTTAATTGTTTGAGTTAGCATCACGTAACTCCTGAACTTGCGAATGCAAGATTTTGTTTTCTTGCAATAGGATTTCATTGTCATTTTCAGCAAAGCCCCATTGCGTGAAAGCGAAAATTGTCGTTGTAAAAAACAAAATGGTGAGAAAATCTGCCTTCATGATTCTTTCCTTATGTGCAGAAATGTGCAAAAATGTGCAGATTACTAAGCGTTAGCAGTCTGATTGGTGTCTTTTTTGATACCTAATGCAACTGCGATTACATGACCTTTACCGCGTTTGCATTTGAGTTGTCCGTTAAGAACCTTGTAGACATCATTGCGGTCAAAACCATGATCAGAAGCCCAATCTGTAATAGTTTTGCCTGATGACTCGAAGGTGTTCTTTACTTCGCTAAGTGATTTTAATTGCATGTCTTTAACCTCTTAGGTGCGATTATATTCACATATAGGTGCATATTTAAGTTAACATTAGTGCAGATTTAGGCACTAGTCAATATATTTGGTGAGGTATTTTGCGTGATTGGTGCGAGAATTAAAGAAGAACGTACAAGGCTTGACCTCAATCAACCTGATTTTGGTGCAATTGCTGGTGCATCAAAGCGAACTGTCATTGAATGGGAGAAAGACAACTCATCACCGACAGCAGTGCAATTATCTGCACTTGCCATCGCTGGTGTTGATGTTACGTATGTTATTACTGGTATCCGTTTGAATAATTTACCCAATCTGAAAAACGACTTTGCTGAAGAGTTTGATCTGGTAAATGTTTATGATGTAGCTGTATCTGCTGGGCATGGTTCTATTTGTTCTGGAGATGCTCAACCTGTAAGTCGGTTGGCTTTTAGAAAAGATTGGCTTGCCAAGAATGGATTGCATGCCAAAGATTTAATTATTGTGCATGCAACTGGAGACTCAATGCTCCCAACGATCTTAGATAAAGAAAAGTTACTTGTTAATTCAGCAGATAAAGATTTAACAGATGGTTATATATATGTTATTCGTAATCATGAAAACTACTGGGTAAAACGTGTTCAACGACAGTTTGATGGATCATTACTTTTAATTTCTGATAATAAAATGTACCCACCAATGCAACTTGATTTGAATGATTCCAATGATGTTGAAATTATTGGTCGATGGATTCCATCAAGTAAAGCCACTTTCTATTAAATAAATGGAAAATAAAAATGATAGACCCAATGATTTGGTTTAATGGGAAAAATGCTAAACCAAGATTTTATTTAGCACTTATTATTTTGTTTGTAGCCGCTGTTGTAAAATCAATTTTGTGGTTAATTGGGGAATAACTTATGAGAGAACTTTTAACTATAGGTGGTAAGAAATGTCACCAGAAATGATATTGATCGTGACTTGTGCTGTTTGGGTTGGTGCTTGGGGCAGTTCAGGTATCTATTATAAAAAGAATAACCATTCAAAGCCTTTCGGACGTGGTTTTCTAGCAGGTATGTGCATCGCATTAATTACTATACTTGGATTGCAGTTTTTATTTCCATCACCTGAAGAATTATTAAAGAAAGCTCAAGAAGCTGAAAAAAACTATTTCTTGCTAAGTGCTGGTTCTCTTAATCACGATAAAATATGCAGCGCAGCTTATAGAGCTGGAAAATTATATAGTCAGCTTGAGGATGAGGAAAAAGTGAAAATGTTTAACTACATCCTTATGACGGATAAATGTCTTTAAAATAAACGGAAGCCTTTCCGCCTAATATAAAAAGTCTTAAATATACAAACTAGCCTCATCATTTGATGAGGTTTTTTGTTGTGAGCAAAAAATACATTTTATCTAAATTAAGTTTAAGCCGTTTGGTTGGACTTGATGCAAGACTTGAAGCTGTTGTTAAACGTGCAATCGAAATCACTGAACAAGATTTTATGGTGATCGAAGGTGTACGTTCAAAAGAGCAATGCTTTATCAATTATGGTAAAGGTCGCACAGCAGAACAATGTCAAACCAAGGGCGTACCAGCTCAATATGCCCAGCCAAAACTAGCAAAAGTCACTTGGCTGAATAATCCACTTTCTAGCAAACACGTCACTGGTCATGCTGTCGATCTAGTGCCGTATCCTGTGGATTGGGAGGATGCGACTAAATTCGACAAAGTTGCTAAAGCCATGTTTACAGCTGCAAAGGAATTAGGTGTATCGATCCGTTGGGGTGCTGACTGGGATAATGACGGCAAATACCGTGAATCTGGTGAATATGATTCGCCTCATTTTGAAATTTAATGAGGACTGAATTATGCAAAAAAAACCTTTAAATCAATTAATACAGCATGAAAAACGGATTGCAATTCAGCAATCCATTTTTCAAAAGTATGCAAATTTGAGCGATGAAGCTAAAGAAGTTGTTCAACTAGCAATGCGACATCAGATCGAACGGTCAACAATGCCAGTGCGTATGATTTATGCACAGCCAATGGTCGAGCAATTGGTTGATGAAAATGCCCAGCATAAAAAAACTATTGATGAACTAAAGCAGACTGTTGCTGATTTAGAAAATCAAAACCGTTCAAGAAATACAATGGTTGCTAATGGGCACGTATCTGAAGAAGTAAAAACAAAGTTGACTCAGGCATTAAAAGAACCTTCATACATTGTGCCTGACTATGCTGATGGCATTTTTGACAAGACAAAACATACAAGCTTAATCGTTCAAAACTGGCATACAGCATGGAAATGGATTTCGACATGGGCGTTTGGTCTGATCGCTTATGTTTCTGTTGCTGGTATCCCTCCAGAAGTCCTTGCATTAGTTCCTGAAGCTTCTCAGTCAAAAGTTACTGCTGCTTTGGCATTGCTTGGCTTTGTAGGTCGCTTCATTAATCAAAGCCGAGGGAAGTAATGCAACCATCCAACTACGGTTTAATTTTTTATCTTGTCAGCTTTCTCTTTAACTTTGGTCTTGCTGTCTATGTGTTTATTTCTAATCGTCAGGCAGCAAAAGATAAGGAATTGCAAGAAACCAAAGAGCGTTTAAGTCGATTGGAAGAGCGTGTCAAAAACATGCCTGATCATCTAGTTATTAGCGACATGGCTGGCGATATGAAAGCGCTTAAAGAATCAGTTGCGGGGTTAAAAGAAGTTATAGCCCCTTTAGCAAAAGCAGTGGATCGTGTGAATGATTACTTGCTGCATCATAAGGATTAATAATTATGCGTTATGCAGATGCTTTAAAAGAAGATATGCGCCTAGTTGTATTGCGCTCATTATCAGAATTGCCAACTTATCGTTCAAACTCATCCGTATTGCATGATTTCATCACTCGATATGGTCACAGCTTCAGTCGTGATCAGTTGCGTACAGAACTGCATTGGTTAGCTGAGCAAGGTTTACTGGAAATTGAAGAAAATTTAGGAACTGTGCTTGTTGTAAAGCTTACTGAGCGTGGTGCTGATGCTGCAAAAGGTCTAGTCGTTACTCATGGCGTAAAGCGTCCATCTGCATAGGTGAAGCATGGCTAAGTCATTTATACATAAAGTTTCTGATGCTCAACGCCAGTTAATTTATAAGATGCTGGAAGAAGATAAGCTGACATTAAATGAAATGTTGGACGAAATTCGTGCTGAATTTCCAGCTGATTGTATTCCAAGTCGATCTGCTCTTGGGCGCGAAAGACAGAATTATGTTGCTGAAGCTAAAGAATTTCGGCAGATCGCAGCCATGTCCGAAGTTTTGGTCAAGGAATTTGGTGAAGACCCTGATGATAAAGGTGGCATGTTGTTGGCTCAGGCTGTGCAAGCAGTTGTCACCAAGCGAGCGATGGATGAGCTGACAAATACAGGTGATGACCCAGAAAAACCCAAAATGGATATTGACGATGTTGGAGCTTTAGCGCGTGCTGCACGTGCAGCAATAATGACTAAGTCAAAAGCAATGGAAAACCGTGATGAGATTCGCCGCCAAGCGCGTGAAGAGCTGCTGCGTGAACAAGATGCAAACCTACAAAAAGCCGCTGTTTCACAAGGTATGGGTGAAGAGCAAATTCAGTTCTGGCGTGAAAAAGTATTAGGTATTAAATAATGACAGCATTGAAGCCTCGCACGGACACTGTACGGATCGTTGACTGGGATGAACTTCCAGAGCGTGCTCGTAATTTGCCTAACAATCTCAATCCTTTTGAAGAAGGTGTTTTAATGAAACACCAAGTCGAATGGTTAAAGATTAAGACAGATATTAAGGCGTGCCCTAAAGGTCGTCGTACAGGGATTACTTTCGCTGAGAGCTTTGATGCTGTTTTTACTGCCGCTGCGAGTAAAGATGCTGGTGGCATGAGCGTCTACTACATTGGCGATACCAAAGAAAAAGGTCTTGAATTTATTGGTTACTGTGCCAAGTTTTCGCGAGTAATTGTTGAGGCACAAGGGCAAATTGTTCAGATTGAAGAGTTTCTCTTTGAAGACCAAAATGACAAAGGTGAAACACGGCAGATAACCGCTTACCGTATTCGATATGCTAGTGGTTTTCAAATTGTGGCTTTATCAAGTCGCCCAGAAAACATTCGTGGTTTACAAGGTAAAGTTGTGATTGATGAAGCAGCCTTTCACCCGAACGTACAAGGTGTAATGGAAGCAGCAACAGCACTACTCATTTGGGGTGGTCGTATCTCTGTTATTAGTTCCCACAATGGCAAAAACAATCCTTTCAACCAGTTTGTAAAAGATATTGAAAATGGAGTCTTTGGAGAGGATGCAAAAGTCCATGTTGTAACTTTTGATGATGCTGTAGAAAATGGGCTGTATGAGCGTGTTTGCTTTATGCAAGGCAAAGAAGCCACGCTTGAAGGTAAAGAAAAATGGTACAAAAAAATCCGTAAAGCTTATGGGAGTCGTAAGGCTGCCATGCGTGAGGAACTTGATGCCATTCCACGTGATGGATCGTCAGTGTGTTTGCCCACGCTTTGGGTTGAACGTGCAATGACTGAGGCTCGAACTGTTCTACGTTTAAGTCTTGGTGATGATTTTACGGAATTAACACCTGATGAACGTGATGCTTATATTGATGATTGGATTCAACGCTATTTAGAGCCAGAGCTGCAAAAGCTAGATAAAAGCAAACAGCACTGTGCTGGACAAGACTATGCACGACATCGTGACTTTAGTTTTATTCTGCCTTTCTATATCGCCCAAGACTTACGTCGTATCGCTCCCTTTGTGATTGAAATGCACAAAGTACCTTCACGCTTACAGCAAAAAATCCTTTGGTACATGTTGGAGCGATTACCGCGCTTTGGTGGTATTGCAATGGATGCGACTGGTAATGGTGAAACCTTGGCAGAAAATACAGCGGAGAAATTTGGTGAGCACATGGTACATCAAATCAAACTTAGTCGAGCATGGTATGGTTTATGGACACCTAAGCTAGTAACTGCTTTTGAAGAAGATATGATTGATCTACCAAGCGATGCTGATTTGAAAAATGACTGTTCTGCTATTGAGGAAGTTGACGGCATTTACATGGTTTCAAAAGTGCGTGCCAAGGATATTAAAGACCCTGAGTTATACCGTCATGGTGATGGTGCAGTTGCAATGATTTTAGGATGGTTTGCGAGTCTGCACCTTTCAAGTCCTATAGAGTTTATGCCTCTTCCATCCCGTGAAAAGATGGATATGGATGATTATGATGAGTGGTTCAGTGAGGCTGGGTGTATTTAAGAAGAAGTTCGTCTTTCGGTTCTTCTTATTTTTGCTAATTTAATTCTTTCTGGTTGAGTATAAACACGCTCTAATAACTCATAAGTGAAATCTAGTAAATCATTAGCTTCATCCATGCCTATATTCCCATCATGTGCCGCATCATTACCATCATCTTTAATGCAACGAGATAGTTCTTCTAAGTCATTTGCAATAATCTTATTCGAAAAAATCCAAACCAAACGATTGTGGATCGTTTTATTGTCATTAGCTGATGGATTCAAATGTAAGTTTAAATTTACGATTTGCTTGGTTGTAATATCTAAACATAGTCTAAACATAGCCCCAGCTGCATTAAAGCAGCCTATTGAATAACACTTAGCTGCTTCTTTAAAAATAGATTCTATTTCTTTAGGAAGGTGTTCTGGTGGCATCTCAGCATTTGGCAATACAGGTGAATAAAGGAAATTTTCAAAATAAGCATTTAAATCAGAATCTCTGTTTAGAAAAGCTCTAGTGCGATCTATTCTAGATTTATCATCAGGGAATGTAGATTGAAGATAAATAAAAGTTTGGTGATTTATTTTAGCTGTAATACAACAAGAATTCTTACAAGCACGACATGTTGCCAATATAGACCATATAACAAAACTTGGCATTGAAGGTTTTGGTTGAGCGCCATTTACATCAAAGGTGCTATTTTTAGCAGAACAACAAGGACAATCGAAGACAAATGAACTCATATATTTTTTCCAAAGTTGGAAGATTTTCCGTCTAATTTTAAAATAAAAATTTATACACACTTACAAAACGAGGTGACGATTTAAAGTATCAGTTTAAACCGCCCCTTTGGTAATTGCGTACCGCAGGCAAAGCCTCGCTACTGTGCACACAGTCATTTGAGGCTATCAGAAAATGAAACGCTTTTGCAGTAGGTGAAAATATGAAAACCAAGCCAATCGTGCCTTGGATGGGTGGAAAACGTCGTCTGGTGTCGCAATTGATAGAAAAAATGCCTGAACACCAGTGCTATGTTGAATTATTTGCTGGCGGTGCAGCGTTGTTTTTTATGCGTGAGCAGCCGTCAAAAGTGGAAATTATCAATGATGTGAATGGTGAGCTGGTCAATCTCTATCGTGTTGTACAGCATCATCTTGAAGAATTTATTCGTCAGTTTAAGTGGGCGATTATAAGTCGTCAGATGTTTGAATGGCTGAAAGCAGCCAGTACGGATTTAATGACAGACATCCAACGTGCAGCACGGTTCTATTATTTGCAGCATACGGCTTTTGGTGGAAAGAATATTGGTCAAGCATTTGGCACAGCAACTACTGCCAAAGCACCTAGCTTCCTTCGAATAGAAGATCATTTAACAGATGCATATTACAGACTATCTGGTGTGACAGTTGAGAATCTTAGTTGGGATGAATGTTTGATGAAATATGATAGACCTCACAGTTTTATGTATGCTGATCCACCATACTGGAAGCTTGCAGGCTATGGTATGGAGTTTGGGTGGGAACATTATAGAAACATGGCTGAGTTAATGAAGTCGTGCCAAAGTAAAATTATGCTATCAATTAATGACCATCCCGACATTCGTGGCTTATTTGCTGACTTCAATATCAGCACCACTAAAATTAATTATTCAGTTGGTCAAGTTGGTGTAAGTCGTGAGCAAAAACATGAGTTGATCATTACAAATTATTAATCTACCTGATTTATAGATTTATAAATCTTTATAAAGCGGTTTTAAGCGATTTAAAGTCAATTCTGCATGAATGAGTCGTATCTGATTTTGAGTCGCTAAAATCGCGTGTTTTGGGCGAAGTAAAATTATAAAAATAAATGGAAGCCTTTCCGCCTAATTTTAAAAAAGTCAAAAAACAATAATGGTGCAAAATCCTAGAATTGTGTTTGCGCTATGGCTAAGAAAACCCCCCAATCTAAAACTAAAGATCGTACAGCACTGGAGCAGAATCAAACTGCTGAAGTTGCATGGTTAGCAAACCAGTGGCAAGAACATCCTGTTATTGGTTTGACACCACAAAGGTTGCACCAACTTTTAACTAATGCTGAGCAAGGTAACTTACAAGCACAGGCTGATCTTTTTTGCGATATGGAAGAGCGTGATGGTCATATCTTTAGCGAAATGGATAAACGTAAGAAAGGCGTTAATGGCTTAGTTTGGGGCGTCAACCCTCCAAAAAATGCATCTGAGTCAGAACGTAAAATTTCTGAAGAAGTCGCTGAATGGATTGATGACATCAAAGATTTTGAAATGTTCTTGTTTGATGCAATGGATGGTGTTGGTCATGGTTATTCTTGCCAAGAGATCGAATGGCATCAACTAGGGAATCTATGGTTGCCAAAAAGTTTTGAACATATCAATCCTCGTAACTTTATGACTCCTTACGATCAACCAAATGAGTTACGACTCAATGATGGATCAATGACTGGCGCTGATTTTTGGGACTATGGTTGGTTCGTGCATCGGCACAAGGCAAAATCAGGTTATATCGCTCGCTCTGGTCTGCATCGTGTTCTGAGTTGGTCATTTTTATTTAAAAACTATGGCATTCGAGATGTT